TTTCTTTTTGCCTTTTCCCATTTTATTGTTTTATGTTAGTTAATATCCGCGACCTTTGTTATTTTTTTCTAATTCCTAAGATGTTAATGTCCCCTTTTCTGAATCTGCCCCAAAAAGATATGATAGCACCGATAATAATAGCGATGGTTTTTATTGTAATAGTCGCATCTGATTCTGGGATTCCAAATTGGGACAACAACATAATAATTAAACCGATATATGTGATTGAGTATGTATTCATAGTCTTTGGCGTATAAACGCCTAATTTAACGCCTTCTGTGTCTTTAATATCGCTTGTAATTATTGATTCGACCTTTTTTAACCGATTTAGTTTTCTTCTCTTGGCTTTTAATTTTCTGCGTTGAGCTTTTTTCATTGGAAGAATTCATTCATTTTAGATTTTTTTCTTTTCCTTTCTGCCGATTAGCATAACATCAAATCATTATTTATTGCTTCTCTTGTTAAAGGGCCGACAAATCCTGATTGAGGTATAATTCCTTTCCTTTGCTGATATAAAATTGTCGCATCTTTCGTTAATGAACCAAAATAATTTGTAGGTTGATGGTCTTTCGGCAGGCAACCGTTCCATTTGTAAAAGTCCTGTAAAATCTTAACCTCATCATTTTTCATTCCCATATACAAGTTATTGGCGAAAAAGTAATAGGGCTTTTCGTCTTGATTTGGCAATAAATCTTTCCAATTATTGGGCAAATCAACTAAAATTCCCCACGCTTCTATCAAATAAGGGAGATATTCTCTTGAAATATATCCATATCCTTTGTCTCCCCATTCTCCCCAACTATTCTGAAAGATTAAATAATTTTCATTATACCCGACAAGTAAAATAGCATGTCCCCAGATATTCTCTCCTGTTCTTGGAGGTCTGATATATGCTGTTTGCCAACCTTCATTAGAACCTCTAAAACCTGCTAAGATTGCTCCGAACTCATAAATCGCCCTCTTTAAACCATCAAAAGAAATATCAGTTAATTTTACATATCCGCCTATTCTGTATTTATCAATTTCATTTCCTCCGACAGGTTTAGCCCCTATGTCTTTTAAAATTTTCAATCCCATTCTGTAATATGTTCCTTGAACATCAGGCATTCCGTCCAATTCCTTGCATTTATTGTATAGATATTTACCATCAAATTCAATAGCATTTCCCTCCTTTCTTTCCCAAAATTCTTTTATTGAAGCTCCAGAACATCCCACGCATATCGGTTTATCTCCTTGATTTTTAAGAGTTAAAATATAAGGTATTCTGTATGTTGCGGGGGCAGGGGTGATTAGAGTGCTAACCGCACTCAAAGGAATGTCACGGTGGTCAATAGGACTTGGAATCAAGCCATCTCGCCAAACCTTTTCTTTCTTTTTCGGCTTAAATAGGTTTTTTATGAAGGTGAATAGGTTGAACATAATTTAAAATTCTTGATAATCATAATATCTATCTTGGCTTCCCGATTTTAAAATTGCTTCTGGCTCTTCTGTAAATAATGAATAAATAAACGAAAAAGCAATCAAACCTATAATTAAAGTTGATAAAATAATTCCTAATTTTTCTTCATTTTTGTTCATTGATTACGATTAAAACTTGCTTGGCTATTTCGGTCATCAAACTATCAAGAGCGTCAATCGCTCTCTTCTTTTGGTCAGGATTAAGATTGCTCATCAAAATTTTTTCTTTTGCTTTTCTAATGTCAGATAAACTATTTGCCGCCTTATTGAGTCCTTTGTAAAAAAGGGCTTCTTTGTGTTCTTTCAAATAACTCGTTGATCCTTTTATATTTCCCTTATCAGCTAAATCTTTGGCGGCATTATATGCTTGAGTTGCTTTTTCCCGGATATTATAAAATTTATTAACACTTTCTGAAGACGAACCGATCGGTTCTCTAACTATGAAACCTTTAAGTCCGGGTATATCAGCCAATGTCTTAGATGGTTGAGTCGGCGGAGAAACAATCCCTAATGCTTTTAATATCTCATCTGAAGCATCTATGACATAATTTGCCAATCCTCCAAAATATCCTTGTGCTAAATTCTCTATCTTGGCCGGAGAATAATTCATTATTTTTCCTATCTCTTTGGCAGTTTCCGAAGTATAAGTGCTTGCCTGTAATCCCGGTGGAAGGTTTTGGACACTTTGAGACACAATAGGTCTATCCCTGAAAAAACTATAATTGGAAGTATTTTCTAATATAGGAAGTAAAGCAGTCGGAATAAATCCGGGCGAAGCCGCCTTGCTAATAGCCGATGGAATAGTAGTTAGTGCCTCTGGATCATTTTTATCTATCCAAGTTAAAATATGTTCTGGCACAGTTCCAAATATGATACCAAGTTCAAATGGTTTTGGAATTCGGATAATCGGCCCCTTCTTGCCAACAGGAATAATCCAAAACAAATCTTTTTGCCATTGAGGAATTTCCTGATAACGAGGGTCATTTCTGTTCAGAAGATAAAGAGAAACAGAAGGCAAAGTAATTCCCACAATCGCCTTAAAAGAAGTTTGAATCGGTCTTTCTTTAAAAGCTCTGGCTAATTTATCAATCCCCTGAACATTGGCATTCCAAAAAGCGATTATCTGATTTACTGCTTTTGTTTGACTTCCTAATCTTGAAAAGTCCAAAGTAATATCTCTTGATTCAAATGCGGCTTCAATATCTGATACTCCTTTTCTTACTGCTTGTTTGAAAGCGCCTACCCTTGTCCCTTTTTCACCAAAAGTGGATAACGCCCTTAATGGTTCTAACGGACCCTTGGCAAATTTCTTTAATTCTAATAAAACCCTTTGTGGAGTAAAAGATTTTACAGTTTCCAATAATGTCTGTTGATTTGAAATTCTATCCAATGAAACAAACATTGATTGATCCCCACCGGAAGCCAACCATCTTTGAAATAAATCACCTCTTCCAACTGTTTCCCAAATTCCTTTAACAAAATCAATCGGAGGATTATATCCATACTTTGAATAAACAAAAGCTGAAAATTGGTCTCTAATAGGATTCCTTCCGATAAATTCAGGGGTTAAAGTAGCGCCGGCTCTCAATGTTTTAGTAGGAAATGCTAAAATTTTCATCACCACTCCCATATCTGAACCAGACATTCCATTCATTGCCTTGGATAATTCAGGACTAACTTGATAAAACTTTCTTGCCCCATTTTCAAAAACTTGGATTGTGTTTTTCGGAACTTTAAAAATGTTTTCTATATGAATAGGATTTATCATCTCTGCCAATTCAGGACTTTGGTTTCTCAAATTTACCACTGCCTTTCCCACTCTTTCTCTTTCCACGAAATCCGTAACTTTATAAGTATCTGAAATTAAACTCTCTAATGGGTCAATAATTGCTTTCTCTGAACCTTTGATTGCCTTGAGGGGAACTCCCTTTGGAGTAAATAAGTTAGTTTTAGCCGGAATCATTCCTTGCGATTCTATTTCTTCCATTACTCTTTTGAATGGCGTGTAAAATTGGTTTGATTGGCGGATTAAGTTATATGTTTCGTCTGAAATTGCCCCGACTTCGTGAAGTGGGTCTAATATCGCATTCTGAGCGTAATTTCTGACCTCCTGAGCGGTTTTTTGGAGTTGAGGGTAATCTGCCCCCTTTTTAAGAATATCTATCACTTCTTGCGATTCTTTTGGCGTGGTTCCTTTTATCCCACCCCTACCCGCCAATTCCAAATCTCTTTCCGCTACCATTAAAGTCCGCAAGTCGTCTAAATTATTTTTGATCGGTTTTAGTATCTTAGATAATCCTTCGCCAGTAATCTCAAGATTTCCTTCGGGAGTTAATTTTGTAGTTTTCCAAAATATCTTGCTTTCGGCTATGCTTTTTACTCCCAAATATCTTCGTGCCAATAATTCTGGGTTTTCACCGGGCAATATCTTTCCAGTTGCTTTTTTAGCAATCTGATTTATGGGATTAAATCTGTCTATTGTTGCCGTATAAAGCTTATTTAATCCACTGTAAGTATTTTCTTTTAGTGTTTGCCAAAATGGTTCTTTTTCTAAAGTAGTGGAAACTTTTGATTTAAGATAACTGGATAACTTTTCCCCTTCAGTTATTATTGCCTTTTTCCCGACATTTTCCATCCCCCCAACTGTTCCGAATGCCGCTTGTTGTATTTGCTCTAATTTATATTTTTTCTTTGCCGTTTGATAAGCAATGTCAGAAGGCACTCCTCTCATAATATCTTTTCGCGCCCTACTTTCTACAGATTCAGGTGCCAAAAACTTTGCTACTTTTTTAATCGGTTCTCTTATTGGTTTCGGCAAATATGTTCCTGTTTCAATGGTTTTCTTTATTTCACTTGGTAAAAATCTCAAAGCAGTCGGTCTTTCTGTTGTGCCGAGTAGGGTTTTTTTGAGTTTTTGAAATTCTATAGAAAAGTTAAACATTCTGGGTCATCTGGGTTAGACGCACAATAGATTGCTTGGTCAATCGGATCTCTTTCTCTTGTTGTTTTTAGATTAGATTCCCAACCATCAGGCAATCTTGAATAAACCATCTTGCTTATAGTTGCTTTCTGTCCTGGAAATTCTTGATTTAAAGCATTGACTATTTTTTCTCTTGCCCCTTCTGTTCCATATTGACCTTGTAAAGCATTAGTAATTTCTTGTTCTATTCTACTTGATAGTGAAGCTCCTGTGATACCTTTAAAAGATTCTGTCGTCGCCTTCTTCTTCGCCTCCGCCGCACTCTTCGCATATTCTGGGAAGTATTTCAGCAATTCTCTCTCTTGTTGCGTTGCCTGTAATTTTGTCTGGGCCTTCAAATCAGCGTCAGCCCTGTCAATTAAATAAGCCAGGTCTTCCCTGTTCCATTGCCTCTCCTTATCAAATTGGTTTATTGCTCTTGTGGCTATATTTTCAGCGTCTTGTTTTGCCCTGTCATAATTGTTGGTCGCTACGATTAACTGGTTTTGTAAGAGTGTTTTTGTCTTATTGTATTCTTCGGTTACTCTTCGGTTCTTTCCAACTCTGCCGGCTTCAGAAATCCAGGGATTTTCATTTACATTTCCTGTTGCTGTGGCAAAATCTGCGTCTGCCTTTGTTATCTGTGCCTGTAAAGAATCCATCTGTGATTTATAGGTTGTTACCCCTCCTGCGTCTGCCGCTGCCTTGTAAAGTTCTTCAAATGTCTGCGTTGGCCTATCAGTCATCTTGGCTTCTATATCAGGTATTCCATATTTCGCGTAAATCTCGTCCTGTAATTCCTTTGTTGTTTTCTCCGGAGTAGCCATCGCTTCAAAGTATTTCGCTATGTCCGCCCAGTCCACCCCGGCAGCAGCCAGGTCTTTAATTGTCTGTAATTTCTGAACATCGTTTAATCCCGCGAATTGATCTGCGCTTGGCAATTCAGATGTCTGTTGTCCGGGAACGTTGGCCGTCCCTGTCGCTTTCCCCACCGGTATCTTAATCGTCTGCCCCGCCATAATCATATCTCTGCTTTTAATAGCCGGATTTCCGACATTGGCCGCCATTATGGCCTCTACTGTCGTTCCGTATTGCTGGGCGAGTGAAGAAAGTGTTCCCGCACCTGTCGTGGCATTATAAGGAGGAATAATCACATCTGTAAATTGAGCCATAACTTGTGCTGTTCCTTTTCCAGCCAATTCTTCGCTTGACATAGGCGTCCATCCTTGTTCAGTATATCTTTCCTGCCCCATAACATCTCCTAATTGTAATGCTCTTAGAAAAGTCCTGTTGCCGTTCTGGTCTATTGAATAAACTCCTTGTTTGGTTACTTCCTGTCTTGCACTGATTCCTTTCTGATATGGAGTAGGCTTAACGGGTGGTTGTAATGTCGTTCCTCCTGCCCCACCCGCTACTCCAGGTATATTTAAAACTTCTCCAGGATAAATGAGGTTCGGATTTCCCGACCTATAACCAGTTATGGTCTTGTAATCAACACCATATTGTTGTGCGATTTTAGAAAGTGTGTCGCCCGCTTTAACAACATAAGTTTGTCCTATCGGGGCATTTTGGCCTTGCGGTTGTTGCGAAGGCGGTGTTGTTACGGGAGGAGTCGTTATCCCTCCTACGCCTGAAACCACCGACCATTTTGAAGTGTCGTAATCTGTTGAACCATCCGCAACAGAGGTAGAACCGTCAACATGCTTTAATACTGTTCCTTTTGGATATGTCATTTTATTGTAATATATTTATTCGTTTAAAAAGCGACCTTTTCTTAGTTTTATATCCAAATTGTTCTTCCTGTATCCTTGCCCAGATGCCGTTTAAAATCTGTTTAGCCCCGTTTTCCTCCACAACTGATTCATTCCACTTCTCCGCCTTTGCTAGAGCGATAGACAGGGCTTTTTTGACGATTGCTTCGTTTCCTTCCTCTTCACTATTGCTGAACGGTGTCTCCCCCGCACTGTTGGCGCTGAACATTTCATATTCTTCCCCCACTGTGAAAATGTCATTATCAATGTCAACACTTGTTGAAGTGTTATATCCTGTAATCACTGTATATTTATTGTCTGTGGCGTTATAAACTGACTTGCCGACATCTCCCGCAACAAAAGGGGCATTAGCACTATCCACCAAATCTCCTGCTACCGTTTCAGTGGCTAATCCGCTTTTAAAAGAAAGCGAAGTTGGTGTCGCCTGTCCGTAAATGGTTATCGTCTTTCCATCGGCAAAAGCATTGATATTGATGTAAATCACCCTTTTATAGTCAGTAAAGACATTGTCTGTGCCGCCGGAGTAATCTTCTTTGTAAATCAAATAATCGTCATAGCGTATTTTTTCGTATCTCTTGCCGTCTATCATTAAAATTCTGATGCTGTCGGATTTGAAATCTGTCGGATAGTCATAATTATCTGTTCCCGCAGTTGTAGTCAAAGAAGTGTCTTTTTTCTCGGTGAAAGGCCACTTCTTAAAAGAACACGCCCAGATTAACGCCTGATTCATCCAACTTTCCAACATAGAAGAAGTCCAAAAAGTATTTGTTGAGGAAATGGAGAGCCGACCTTCCAAATCCGTAATCATCTGTTGAAAATTCATATATTTATTTTATTTGTTGTTCTAATTTCGCTTCGACTGTTAAATTAAATTTATCTTTATAAAAAGTTTCTAATTTTGTTTTGATGCTTTTCAACTGTATTTCAGTCAAATCCTTTTTTTTATTGAAAGCTATCGTATTAAAAGCGACTGGTTCAATTTCAAGTCCTGAAACTGATATTGTTGCCTCGTTTAGTATATTGAAATAGATTTTGAAAACGTAGGTCATATTTTTAATTCGATTACATTCCCAGCAACTCCCGCTGTGCCATCATCTCCAGCAGTTGCCGTTCCACCACCCGCCAATCCTCCAATTCCTTTTGCTCCGCCTGAAACATCAGTCGTTACTGTGCCTGTTTTTGAAATATAAACTATTCTGATAATCCCACCATTTCCGCCTGCTCCTCCGCCACCGCCTCCGCTATACCAAGTGTTAAAATAATTTTTTCCATCCCCTCCGTCTCCTCCTTTTCCGCCTTTGGATGTTATCCAGGCATCTGTCAAATCTCCATTCTTTACAATTTTTCTGGCAAAAATATCTATTATTCTTCCTCCCGAAGCTGAACCGCCTCCGCCTCCGCCCCTTGGACGAGTAGCATTACTTCCCATTCCTCCTCCTGCACCTGAACCTGCACTCGGATTTGTTTTAAGAACATCTATAGAAGGGAAAAAATCAACCATCAAATAAATACTCATCGCAGTCCGGGGAAGGTTATAAACTGTTCCTGTTTTAGAACCTCCTATACTTGCGGCTCCTCCAACTCCGCCGTCACCATCCCCACCCTTGCCACCGCCAACCGCATCATTCCCAAGACATTTTGCCAAATCGTCTCCGTTAACTCCCGGGTCTGTCGCTTCCCCGTATCCGCCACCATCTCCTCCTATCTTTCCCGCCAATGACCCGTAAAGAGAACCTGATGATAAAGCAGCTCCTGGCAGTCCTCCAGCGCCTCCAGTTGTTAAATCTCCATCTTGTCCGTCTCCCCCGTCATTCCCATCTCCGACTATTTTTGCCCCCGGCTCTCTTGTAAGTTTCTGTCTGACATGGATTCGATAGCCAGAGGGATACAAAATAACATTTTCTTTCAATCTCAAATTGTTATAGAACATATCGCGGGTCAGAACCGTATTGGTAGTTATTTCCACATCTCCGTCAGACCCGTCCCCAAAATATGACTGTAAAAGTTTCACTACATCGGGATTGTAAAGTATATTCCCGTTCTCGTCCCTGATATTGCTTCCTAGTTGAGAACCTTCCATCGCTTCGGGAAAAGGTTCGTCCTCTTTCCATTCGTCATAAAGTGTCTTGTCGTCGGTCATATTTAATAGAATTTCCCTTCTTTTTCCAAAAAAGAAGTTATGGAATAAACCTCGGGGCAATCCCCCCCGCTTGAATAAAGTTCAACGCCTACCTCATAAATCTCACCTCTCTCTCCTACATTAAAGATAGCTTCTGTTTCCCCTGCCGTATTAAAAGTAGTAGAATTATTGCCGAGCTTCGCATAAACCCAACTTCCTTTTTTGTTCATTCTGTATTTAGCTTTTACAGAACAACCTGTCGGGAGTTCTTTCATTTTTAACTTTATATTCTTGAACAGTTTGGCATAAAACGGAGTTCCTCCGTCAAAATCAAGCCCTTCGTAAATTGCGTCTGCTTTGGCGGTTGAATCAACTGCCGCGACTCCATAAGTCGTCCCGTCTGTATAAGAAACTATCAAATCGCCCCCGACCATCGCCAAAGCCCCTATTTCAGAAATCGGATATGTCAATGCCGGCAATGTGTAATCCAAGTTAAGGGCGAAAGAACGATTCTTCCGTTTTCTGCCGTAAGAATATACTCCGGGATTATCCCCGCCATAGACCCCGAACATCGCCAGTCCTATCATATTACAGACACCTCCGGGATTGACCTGCCCTCCTCCGGGAAAAGAAGTTAAAGGGATTCTGGTAGTAAAATCCGAAAAGTATAATTCTCCGTCCACTCCTGCCTGTAAAAGGAACAATTCACTGTCAATTATGGCGTTCACTCCTTTGGATGGAATCTGCTTTTTATAAGTCCAGTTCAAAGAGTCAGAATACCAACTCCAAATATGACCAACTTCTGAATCATCATTCCTGCCCGAGCCGATAATCACATAATCATCTTCTTCTTCCAAGCACTTAACCAGGTTTCCAGGTCTGATATTCATTGCGTTGTCGGTAAAATTTCCTTGGTAATCCACCATCGCCAGTTCATTGGCGTTTCCTATCAAAAGAGAACCTCCTGCTTGCTTCATCGGGTGCCAAGTGGCATCATTTAGCACCTTCCAATCAGATTCCACATCAGTCCAGTTAGTCAGTCCAGGCAAAGGTTTCCTGTGAAGAGCAGTAGCACTCGCCCAGTAAAGATAATCAGTCCCGGTATCATCCTCCCACTCATAAGCCCCGTTTATTGACCTTGCCGTGCCGTCAGTATAAGCCACACTCAAAACCCCGCCTGAAGTCCGTTTATAGATATTGCCTTTATTCCCAAATCCATAAGTATTTCCGTCTGTTGCAGGGACAAACCACAAAGGCAAATCAACCACTGTCCCTCCTGATTCCAAAACCATAATCTCCCGGCAGGACAAACTATCCACCTTTTTATGAATATCAAGATTTTCCCCGTATTTGAAAGAACCTTTTATTCCTTTGTCTTCTTCATCCGAAATTCCGCCTCTAAAACTTTTTATTACATAAGGTATCATAATTTCTCTATTGTTTTGTTTATGTAAATTATTAAAAGGCAAAATCCTGCCCCGAATGCTATTGAAAATAATATGGCGTAAATCATATTTTCAAATAAATCAAAGTTAATAGTATTAAAGTTGCCGACCCGAATATAATTCCTAAAATTATTTTTGCGATTTGGATTCTGTATTCGTCTTGGTGCATTTTTTTAACCACCATTTAAAGCCAGGTCTGGCATAAAAATAGTATTTGTCGGCCTTGCTTAATTTAATATCTTTCATTCTTTTGGCTATTTTCTCAAAAAACCACTGCATAATAAAACAGTATTCGTCATCTTCCTCCGCGACTGAAACTAATGTCTTTTTCATCATCTTCCAGGTGTTTTTGACATAACCAGTTTCTGTCGCTTCTATAAGCAAATCAAAAACTTCAGCCATTGCCCTTACCGGTATTTTAAGCTTGTCCTGAGGTATCATATCTTTTTCAGAATCAGACAGGGTTTTAATCATCAGTTTAGTCAAATCCTTAATTTGGGCTATTTTTCCAAACCACCCTGTATCTGTCTCTTCCAGCATTTCCGCCCTTGAATGTCCGCGCAAGGGATATTTCTCGCCAATAATAACAGTTTCTCTTTCCCCTTTTTTGTTTTCCCTTACATAAGCTCTGGCTTGCCCGTGCTGTTTCCCCCAGTTATCATCTTCAAATCCTATCGGGCCCTGAGCTACATCTAATTTTCTTTTGAATGGATTCCACATAATTGATTCATCTCCGCCCTCGATGTTGTCGGATTACAAGGAATCCCTAAGGGCGAAGTCAATCAACTATAAACTAAGCAAATGTGCAGAAAAAATACGCTAATGCTTTTCTTCTTTCGTCAAGAATCTTGGCTCCATAGACAACCAATCCTTTATAAGCCTTTCCAAAATCACCGACCAAATCCTCAATTCCTGATTCCGTGAATTCCATCGCAAATGTGATCGCAGATTTGTGTCCGACCAGAATGTAATATCCGCTGGTGTTGTCTCCATATACGTGTTCGTTCTGATAAACCTGGAACCCTGAACAGAATCCAATCAATCCTTTTTGAGTAACATTCTGGTAGGCCGATTCAACGGCTGGAGTATATTTTGCTGAAGTTCTTATTGCCGCAGCCCCATACGAGTTGACCACAAGCCATCTGTCTGACTTTGGAATTTCGTTTCTATCCAAATTCATCGCCAATTTATCAATGTAAGGAATCATATCAGTCGTTCCTATGGTGATAGCTACAGGTGTCGCTGCTTCAATAACATATGGAACGGCTTCAGCTTTATCTTCAATCTCCCCTCCGTCATAGGTCTGAGCATCATCATCACTATCATTCATAATAGTAAGGGTGGTGGCCGTATTCACTGATTCAATTCTATACCACTTGGTATGACCTGTGGCCTTAAATCCCAAACCTACCATTGACGAAGCCCAAGCAGATGCTGAAGCGGCAGTTGCCGTCACAGCACCTGCTGTAGCCGTGACAGACACAGACCCAACTGTGTAGTTAGTCCCAACTCTGTTTCCAGAACCGGTATCGGCATACAAACCAAGGATATAGGTGTCAATAGCTGTTTTCAACTGGTCTCCAGCTCTTTTTAACAATGCACTTCCAGGATCGCTGACATAACTTTCAAATGCTGTCAGGGACGGAATCTTGAAGTAATACATCTTTTGCTGGTCAGGGTCTAAAGAACCTTCGCTCTCTGTCAAAGTTTCAGGTGTAATGGCACTACCTTTGGTGTAATCATTGATAGTTACATCTCCATAGGTCAAAACACTGAACTGATAAGACCCGCCTGGACTTAACAGTTTTTCGTAGTCAGAGTTTGTAATCAATGGTTGAACTGATGTCTCGTAGTATTTCTCCAATGCCTGGGCGGCGAACTTCTCGCCAAGGTTGGTTCCGTAAGATTCGGTCAAAACACAACCAAAACCTTGGTTTATCGCTTGACTAACAGAATTAACAATCCAATAAAATAGATTTTTATAATTCATTTTCAAATAACTTCGTTAATCTTTCTGCGACCTAAAGGAATAGAGGTTAGTCAACTATCTTCAGCCGACCTTCGGCAGCCAACTGGTTGTATCTTTTCGGGTCTTTCTTTCGCAGTTCGGCTGCTTCTTCGGCTGTGTATCCTTTTTTCGGAGTAAATGGAGTTTTCGGTCCGCCAGTTCCAGTTTCTAAACCTGGTTTTTCTTCTGGCTCCTCTTTAGCGGGAGGCACAGCTACAGGTTCCTCAAACAGAAACTGCTTGGTCAAATTGAGAAGATTTTTCTGCCCTATATTGTCAGGAGAACAGGCAAAATCTTTGAATACCTCCTCTCCGCCTTTTGCTTCTATCTTTTCCTTGATTTCCGGAGGCAGTTTCCGGTAATCTTCCCTCCATTGTTCTTTCGCCTCTAAAATCTTGAGGCGTTTTTCCTTTTCCATCTCAATTTTGGCCTTTTTCCTTTCCATTTCGTCCATAAACTCCCATTCAGGATACCTCTCTTTCAATTCCTTTTCAGAAAGAGCTTGCTCTTTTTCTAAGAGCTTAGATTCCAGTTCAATGTTCTTTCGCTTGAGTTCAGCGGCTTCATCAAGAATACGCTGGTTCTCGCGGGTAGATTCACTGAACTTTCTTTTATAATCAACTTCTTTGGGCGGAATCTTAGTGTCCGGAAGTTCCTTTTTAACAGTGGGGTCTGTTTGCGTCTCTTTCGAGGTTGGCATTATTTTCGCCGTCCGGTCTCAAATCTGTTGATTCCCGGGTTAGGCAGTTAAATTATTCTTCTTTTTTCTTTTTTTTAGGAATTGGTTCTTCTAATAATCCGAACTTTTCCTTTTCGTCTTTAGTCAAATAACCACTTCTAGCTTTTAAAATGTTCTTTTCTGTAATACTAATCCCATTCGGGTCTTTTTGGAGTATTTCGAGAACCTTTTCCTTTCCGTAAAAATTGTCTTCAAACATAATTTTGTTATTAAAATTTAAACTATTTTTTTCCTTTCTTTTTTCCTTTGCCTTTTTTCTTTTTGCCTATTGTTTTAGATATTTTAATTGATAAATAGCTATCCGACCTTTATGATTATTTTTTCTTCTTTTTTTTTACTTCTCCGGCATAGGATTTTCCCCCTATAAAGCAAATATGCATATACTTGCCACCTGAAAGTTCCTTTGTCCTTATTCTGCCGCCCCGTTTTCTGCAAGAATCAAATGCTTTTGGCATAGATTTATTTAATGTTATATTCTTTTTTAAGTTGGGCTTCCAAATGTTTTTTAGCCACCTCCGGACTTTCTAAAACAGATAGAATAAACCTTCCATAAGACAACTCGGCCTTTAGACGGATGTCTTTTTCCGACTTTGAAACTAAATCCCTGTCTATAATCTGTTTTATCAATCTTTCATTTTCGCTTTGTATAAATTGTTTGAACTCTTCTAGGTTTATTGATTCTTTGCTCAGCACCTTTTCCCATAAATCAAACTTTTCCTTGGCCGGTGGGGTCAGTTCTTCATATTTCTTGTCTAAATTTACTAAAATCTGTGTTAATATGTTTTTTAAATTCATAGTTTTATTCTTCAAGACAACACTCAATAATCTCTTTTATTATTGTTATCAGTTCTTTCTTTGAGATTGTGAATCTGTCTTTCTTTTTAGCTTTTGGCATCACATTTCTTATACAGGCGGATATTCTCCACCGAGATACTTTCTTCATTTCTTATTATTTTTACGCATTAAAAATATCTGGTAGACATTGGCTATCAGTCCTCCGATACTTGCCGTTACCACAATCCAGAAAAACTTACAAAGCCAATCCACTCTCTCCTGTAAAACGGCTAATCCAGTCGTCAAATCTCCTGAATGCTCGTTCAGGATTGTTATTGATTTTTGTATTTCGTTTATAATTTGTTGGTCTAACATAATTTTTATTCTCTAAGAAAGGAGGAGAGCGAGAGGAACTTTGATATTCCCCAAATCTATAAGGATTTCTATTTTCCAATCGCTCTCCATAGCGGGAAGGGGGTGAATGCGTGTTAATGCGATTTTGCCTTTGAATATTCAGGAAAAAGGAATAGCTGGTAATCTTCGCATTTGACGAGAGTATAAGAAACTCCCTCTATCGTGTATATCATCATACATTTCAGGCAACCGATTATCGGGTCTTTGCTCGTTTTATCGTAGCCGACTAACCGCATCCTTCCATCGCAATCAGGGCAGACAATCTTAATGTCTAACAGCATTACGACACCCTCCTAAAAGAACTTTCTATTTATTCGGCAATTCTAATTCTGGTTTTTCTGCTTGGAACTGTATCTGCGGGATTAAAATCGTATCCCCGATTTTGACCTGACCTGTATTCTTTATCTGATTCAGTATCTGCCCCAAAATAGCATTCGCCCCTTTATTCATCAGATTTTTTTCTATACTTTTCCATACTCCTAAATAGAGGTTGAATCCCAGCGAAGCCACCAGCAAGATTCCGACTGCTATCACTATGATTTTTTTATTCATAATTTTTATTGAGCCGTGCTTTTAATCACAGCGAAATTAAGTATCAACGATTCGCTTAAACTGCCTCCCGATGTGTTGTATATGGTAATCTCGAAACTTCCAGCAGACACTGATTCTATCCAAGTGGCATAAGCGGCTTCTGTTCCGCCAGATTGATGGGTCAAGATTATGTTGTCTGTCGCCACTACGGCACTATCGGAAACCGTGAATGTAGCCTTTACCAGAGAAGCCAAAGCCGTGCCAGTCGCTGTAATCTGCCCGTTAATTGCATTTAATGTCACGCCAGTAGTTTTGCTTGTCGCTTGAGTAGTTGAAGCTCCTGAGCCAGTTGTATAACCGATTCCCATTGTCATACCAGAAGACAGGATGCTGTTGGTTGCTCCTATATCTCCTGAAACATCCAACTCAATTCCTGCGGTCGGAACTTTGCCGATTCCTACATTATTGTTTCCGCCATTTACATTTAACATATTGGCATTGGTATCGCTTTTAACTATAAAATCTCTATCGCTTAAATTTCCATTAAATACCACTCCCGTATTATCAAAAGTCGCTATTGTTCCAGTAGCACTATTCCCTATTTCAACTTGGTCTAATCCACCATCAATAACAAACATATTATCATAAGTTTTGCTCTTAATTATGGAATCAAAATCGCCGCCTATATTGTTAGCAATGAAACCTCTTTCGGCAATAAAAGTAGTGCTTAAAACATCAAATATCCCAAAATCGCCAAGTTCATAACCACTTGTCACAGCAAACGAAGTCAATCCGCTTCCTGGACCTTCAGACGATGCAAAGTAAAAATCATTATTGTAAATTCCTAAATTCCAAGCCACACTGCTTGTGGCAAATGCTCCTGGCTGTTCTAACCACAAACCATTCAAGGTATAACTGCTCGCAGCCGATGTTTCCTTAATCCTAATCATCGGATTATTTTTCTCTATGTCTATTGCTTGGCTGGGTGTGCTTGTTCCGACTCCTAAATTAAGAACATCAACGACATCTCTATTATTAGTGCTGATTCTGTAAGAAGAATTTACAGTATCAAGAATTATTCCGCGGTCGCCATACAATTTTAATACACCACCCATAGGTTCGGAAATGGTCACAAAGTCCCCATCGCCAATCTTTATCTTGGAATTGGTAGGATAAATAGATGTGCCACCAATACGAAGATGCGAGTTTTCAACTACCTGAACCGCATCAGAACCTGAAGCTCCGAAAGTTCCCTTGCCTGTTGTAGTAAAATCAAATGAACCTGATTTATCTCCTGTAATGCCTGTCTGAGCCGTGGCGAGAAGCCAAGAAAGTGGGTCATTCTCTGCGGTCAGATATCCCGCATCATTGTCAAAAAATCCCACATTGGAAGGAATAGTCAAAGTATGAACTGAACCGCTTGAACTCCAGTCAAAAAGATTGGAAGCTGTTGATGTGGCGACTGTCTGAACTGACGATGTCAATCCTTGAAGCGAAGTTATGGCGGAGGTCAGAAAGTCAGAATTACAATTTAATCCCGATGCCGATAGATAAGAACAACCTTTGCCGTTTGTCAAAGTTCCCTCCTTTAAGCTAAAGTCGGTGCCTACTAATTGGAGTAAAGTTCCGCTGGCTGTATAATTCCCGCCGGCATCGGCAGAACAGTCCCAATCGTTGGCTGCGGTTTTCTTCAGTATCTCCCCATTGGAACAGGTGGAACCGTCGGGTTGTATTTCCCCGTTGAATAATAAATCGTTAGTATAAACCGCTCTAATTGTATTGGAAGCCGAACCAATATCAACGGAATTGTCAGTTCTTGGAATTAAACTATTAATGGTTTTCCAATAAGTTCCTAAATCGGCTTTAACAATGCCGGCAACGATTATTCCGGCTATTATCACTATTAAAATGTTTTTGAATAATCTCATATAGCTACAACTGCTTTTAATGATTCCCCTGTGTCAGGACTAATGGCGAGGGTTATTTTATCTTTGGCCACATTTAAGGTATAGGACATCAACGAACCATTAAGATTTACAAGGATTACCGAACTGACTGTTTTTCCTAAGTCAAACTCATTTTCAACCCCATTACATTGCGAGCTTAAATCTATCTCTTCAACAGAAAACTTTGTCCCTCCCCCTCCGCCAAATAGCATTGTTCCCCTCCCCGGCAGATAATACTGCCCATCTTTATCAACTAAAACAACGTGAAGTGGCTTGTCTCTGTCAATTTCATCCAATCCGACATTCAATCTGCCTGACAATGCGTTAATGAGATTTTGAAAATATCCCACTATGCCCTTGACTTCCATCTGTCCGGGCATTTTCACATCAGGCGGTTTTAGGTTTAGGACGGGAGGTTGTATCACGATCCCTTTGAATGCTTCCCTGATTGCTGACATCATTTCGTCTCTGGGAAACTCCACCGGCGGAACTTCTATTTTGGGAATTTCTAATTTTGGAGGAGTGTAATTGATTACTGGTTCAATCTTAATCTGTCTTATAATATCTATTATCTCTTCTTTGGAAAGTTTTGAATTGGAAGCGATTTTATCCGAGAATGGGGCGAATATATTGATTAAATCCTCTCTTATGCCGGAAATAATCTCATTGCGAGTTTCCTCATTGTTTCTCTTTTTAACTTCTTCCAACCCCTGTTCTATTATTTTTTTGGCTTCTTCAACAATGTTCATTTTACAACTGCCGGTTTAGGTGTTAATAATTTTTTCAAATCTTCTGCTTGTTTTCCTAATGTTGCTACTTCGGGATTGGGAGGAACTTGACCCGTTGGAGGTATTGCGGTTCTCATTTTCTCCTCCTCTTCAATCTCTTTCATCTCGTCTGGAGTTAGGTCAAATATCTCCAGCATTCGTTTCTTGACCATTTTTTGAATAGCGGCACTATCAGGGTATTGATTCTTTATTATCATCAACTTGTTGAGTCCGGTCGCTTTCTCTGTTTCCTGTTCGGAACTTGACATTACCCTTTCTTTGTAGCCAGATTTTGAATACCAGTCCTTCTTAAATACTTCTTTCTCGTAATAACTTCCCCTGTAGTTTTTCTTATAAAGTTTAAGTGGCGTCTTATCCGAAGCGTTGGCTTCCCTTATCATCCGCCACTTCCAGGCAAACTCTTTCCAAGCCCGGCGATAGAACTTCGCCATGCTGACGATTCTCTGCGTTGCTTTGGCCGTCAGTTGTTCAACCTCGCCAAGCGTTATCTGCCCTTTCTCTGATACTCCTTTTTCAATGGCTGTAGCGGCTGTCGCCCTTTCCACCAATTTGATAAGAAAATCTATGCTTACTAAGTTATCGTCCAGTTTAGGAATGTTCATCTGTTGGACAACCTCTGCAACGGACAGACATCTTCCGCCTGATTCTATCAATGGCGCAGGATACATCCCGAAAGGTTCAGGCTCGAACATCTGGGGGTCGAATCCTTTATCAGGCAGATACCACATCATTCCCAAGTTCTGAAGAGTCCTGTTCTCCAGCATTGTTGAAAAATAGATGTTCATTACTTTGTTGGGAGTCCTGACCACATCGCCCATTCCATCAGACCAGAAATCTTCGTTATCCATATCATCTGCCCAACTCACAAATGGCCAGAAATCAACGCCTATGGCGTCTGTCAATGGTTCTATGTAAAGAATGGCGTTATTGGCCGCAACAACCACGACATTCCTTACAAACTTCTTTTTCTTTTCATCCCAGATTAAAGTGTAATGCTCGTTAATCTCAACCTCTATGTCAGCCGCACCGAACTCGTCAAAGTTAGTGATATTCAAATCAAGAAGTTTTTGCTGCCTCGCTTCGTATGTGGCGTCCGAAGGAAACTGAAGCAATATCCCTTTTCCGCTTTCATCGGCATTGGCGTCAAGATATTTTTTTAATGCCTGCTTTCCCTCGTCTTCATATTTAGGATTAGCCAGAATATCCCTTAACTTTCTGTAAATGTGGAGATGGATTATAAATCCAGCCGTTTCTATATCCAAAGGATTTACCTTAGGGTCGATTACAATGTCAAACTTATTGGGAACCTCCACTTTGAAATCACCCTCTAAGAAGTTAAGTTTCTTAAAAGTTCTGCCGACCAGCAAAACATTGTTCTTTTCCATTATGTCGATTCCCTCAAAATTGCATTTGTTGGAATCCTCTTGCCAGATTTCATTGATAACTATTTCTTTTTCCCTGCCGGCTACATCCCGTTCCAAACAATCAAAAACAACATCAGGCGGTTCGTCAATCCTTGAAAGAAGCGTTTTCTTTGTTTCTTTCATAATGGGAATGTTGACTTCCTGACGTTGTGTTAACTCATTAGTGGGGACTATGTCTCTGTATAAATTATAAATTTCGTTCCAAGTATCGTGTCTGCGTTTTTGGAATTCAATGCTTACTCTTTTTTCCTCTTTGAGTTTTACTAAAAGTGAAATGTTGTCCATAAAAAAAACGAGATAAAAACTTCCCAAACCAAAAAATGATTTAGAAAGCTTTTACCTCGTAAGGAAGGCGCTGGCTCGTGAGCTTCTACCTAACAATTTTTCAATCGTTATTTCATAATACTTTATCCCCAGATACTCTGTCAAGCCCTTTTTCTTCTTTCTTCGTTAATAATTATTTCTATTGGCATTTTTAAAATCTTTTTACAATTTGGATTGGGACATTTAATTTCTGCCGGCAGAATTCCAAGCATCAAGTTTTTTGTTTTCAATAATATTGTTCCGCAGAATTTACATTGGATAAGATATTTCATTTTTTCCTGATGATATATTTATATTTATTCCCCCGTTTCTTTTGCTCGTAATCAGGCGCAAAAATCTTTTCAGGATTGTAACTGTGAATTAAATATCTCATTGCGTCCATCAGGTGGTCGTTGAACTTTTCAGGCTCGTCCTTAAATGGTTTTCCTTCCTGTCCTTCTGCATAATGATAAGAATTTATTTCATCAAGAAAATTTACACAAGTGTCAAAAACAAAAAATCTTTTCTCTTTTATCAGTTGTTGGATTTCGCTTATCCCCCCGGTGATGTCTTTGTTGGTGTCGGACACATTAATCCCTGCGTCTTTCAATTCTTTTATCCTGTCCTGCTCTGCAGGATCGGGGTAGAACCTTCTAATAAAGAACTCGTCCCTTTGGTTCGTCAATACCTGTATTATTTCTGCTGTTGTTTTTTCCGTTTCTTTCCATTCGCTTATTACATACCAAGCATTGTCATAAATCGCAGCCACACATATTGCCGATGGATTCCTAAATCCCCAGTCAATTCCGGCTCCGACAAATGCTTTTCTTGTAATCTTTTCTATCGGTTTTATTATCTGTTCTTTTGGCAAATCATAAACCAAACCCTCCATCTTCTTAAACTCTCCCTCATACCTTCTGGCGAACTCTTCCTGCCTTAACCGCGCCCTTTCCTTATTGTAGAACTCTCTGGGAAAATATGGCGAATCAACCGACTTCCAAGTAAATACCGACAAATCTTTGTCAGTCCCTTCTTTCCACGGCACATAGAAATCCTGATACAACCAACCCATATTGTAGGGCGTGGTGGTGATAAGAACCTGTCCGCCGGTCAATGAAACCCTGCTTCTTACCACTGTCCATATCAACCGCGCCATCATTCCCGCCTCGTCAAGCCAAGCCCAGTGAATAGTCATACCCTCAACTCCAAGTGGCTGGTCCGCGGACCTTATAAACACTTTTCCCCCACCTGGTAGTTCAATGACTCCTTTCTGCTCTTTGTAGAACCTTCTTAATTCAATGAAAAGGGAAAAGAACTTATCCAATGTGCTGTGCTGTAATATCTTATAAGTGGGAGCGCATATCAATCCGTTCTTGTCCGGGAAGTCAGTTATCTTACTTCCAGCCCAATGCGCGCCTAAAAAGGTCTTTCCTGACTGAACTCCTGCTATTGCCGCTCCAAACTGCGTTTCAAAGTTAAAAGCATCGTATTGCTGTCCGAAGAACTCTACTTCCTGCTCAATCTTTTGGCTCATATTTCTTAACCTTAATTACCCTTATTGGCAATTCCAGTTCTCCTCTTAGTTCTACTGAGTTCTTATTTGCGTGAAGCTTGTCAATGATTTTTGACATTGCCTGCCTGACATCTTCAAACCTTATTCTTTCCTCTGTGGTCGGCTTTCCTGTAAGTATCTTTTCTAATAATGCCAAATACAGGTCTGTCATCTTTAACATTCTTTTATATTGCTCTGCCTCAAACTCATATCCTTTTCTGCCGCCACCCTTGTTATTTTTAGCAAATTGATTTCCTTTTGGCGCTACAAATCCCATAATTTTAGAGTATTTAGACTCTCATTTTTCAAATGTTATTTCTTCATCGCTTTTAATAATTTCGTCAAAGTGGTTCATATAGCCGGATTCCATCATTCTGTTAACTGCTTTGAGCCTAAGTTTTGTATATTCTCTTTCGCCGATTAGTTGCTCTATCTTGTTCTGGTGGAATCTTATCGTGTTGTTTATTTTCGCCATTTTGCCGCCAGATACCGGGTTATCTTTCCTGCCTATCAAATCGGGTTGCTTATAGCCCAAATCCACATTCTTTCTAATCAGTTCCTTTACTTTTTCCATATCCATCGGTGTTTTATTTTTTTCGTCTTTTATCTCTTGGATATTGGCGTCTATTTCTTTTTGGTATCCATCTTTCTTCTTTTCGTCCAAGTTAAGCATCAGCCATTCCGTTTCAATGTCTATCTCCATATCTAAAATCATTCCTTCCATTAGTTGTTTTCGTTTTTTTAATAGCCCGGTTTTTGTAAATTTGAATAGCATAATTATTCTAATTCCTTAATTATATTTTTATAATACGATATGGTTTGATAACTAGCTGGGGATTTTCTGCTTTCGTTAAGTAATTTTTCATACCATTTTTTATCTGCCTTATTTCTTAATCGTTGTGTAGTATTCATCTCTTTAATCTTGTTATCTCTTTCTCCATCGAATACTACAAAAGGAATAGAAACAGATTTATACAACACTTCATAAGGTTCTTTTTTTTGCTTCTTATCAAAGTTTTTTCCCGTCATCACTTCATAAATCGGAATCGTTTTATCAAAGTATTCTACTATCTCTATTAAATCTTTCTCCATATCTTATTCCCCTTAATTTATTGGGTTATTCTTCTAAGCATTTCCCGCACCAATCGCTTAATGGATTATATTCCTTTTTATTCCCGCACTTCATACATCTTTCTCCTGAAATAAATTCTTTCTTTTGTTCTTTTAATTTTAATTCAATAAACTTTCTGATTGCTCCTTGTAATTCTTTGCCTTTTTTATCAAAGCCGATATGTGAGCAGATTAAATCCCAAAGATTTTCTGAATTTGGCTCGTAATTCCACTTTACCTTTCCTATTTTGGCGACTTGTTTTAGTGTTATTTTCTTCTTCATATCTTTTTTATTATTTTAGGTTGGGTAGAGGGATTTAACTCTTTATATTTTTCATCTAAATACTGAATAATAGCTTTTGTTTCATAAAAACTTGGTTCATCTGGCTCTTTGTCATCTAAAACCTTAAGAGCTTTGTATATTTCTAAAATTCTTTCACTAGGTTTCATAATTCTCTTTTTATTGCTTAATTGGGGTTTGACCTTTTAATATATCTTCAATAAATTTTACCAATAATTCAAATCCATATCCGCCAATTTTTTCTACTTGCCATTTTTTAACTATTTTCGCCAATTCCTTTCTTTGTTTTATAGTTATTTTCTTCATAAATGTTTTGGATTGGTTATTTATTTCTGTCTAACCACGCCCAAAATATAAGCATTCCTATAAAAACTACTGTGCCGACCACTATTGGTAAAATCATATTTTAATTGGTTAATCAAGAAAACTATATTTTATCAATGCGAATATAACCAATCCCCAAGTAAATCCTATTAAAATTCCTGCTAATATATCCATATTTTTATTGCTCTTTTTCCCTTACCCAAACATAACAAACATCATCTCCGTTTTCTTTCCAGATTTTTATATTGAACCTTTTGTCGTTGAATAATTCTTTGCCTAAACTGCTGGTATAGGGAGCATTGATAACATATGTCTTGTCCTCGTATATTTTTGCTTTTATCGGTTCGGGTTTTTCTGTTGGCATATTAGGTTGAGAGGTTTTCTCTTTGTTCTCTCATATAGTTTTTAAGAGGTTTTTTTTCTAATGTTTTAAAGCGAGGATTAACTCTCTGATGAACACATTGCCTGCTTACCCCTAATTTCTTGCCGATTTGCCCATAACTTAATCCTTTTTCTAACAACTTTAAAATCTCTTCGGATTTCTTTATTTTAAGTTTATGTAGTTCTATCATTGTTTTACAAATCTTTATATCAATTTCTTTTAATCTGCTTTTTTGAGGCATATTAGGTTAAGAGATTTTCTCTTTGTTCTCTCATATAGTTTTTAAGTTAAGTTTCTATTTGTAAATTTTGGTATTCAAACGGAGTAATGGTATATTTCCAGCTCATACACTCATCAGCATTTCCTTTTTCCCCGATTTTCGGATCAATCCCTGAAAAATAAACCCTGTCAGTGCTTTTGTCTTTGTATTTAAGAAAATAAGCGGGCTGGTTAAAAACTTTTTCTATCTTATAAAGCTCATTTCCCCTTTCAGATTTATCCAATAATTGAGAGTCAGTATTCTTCAAAAGCCATTCTGTTCCGTATATCTTTAAAACAACCATTCTTTGTTCCATATTTTCAATGCTAAAAACTTCTTTCGGGGATAATTCTCTGTTTTTAACTCTGTTAAACAAATCTTCCTTAAACCCTACTCCCCATAAATAATATTGCTTAAATCCATCTGCCCAGACAACTGCTGGCTCTTTTTCGTTGTGTAATTTTCTGTCTTCTGTTTTTGTAAATCTCGGCATAGGAATTACTACAACCGCTTTTTCAAATTCACAAACAAATCCTAATCCATTATGTATCGCCTCTTTCATAAACTTTGAGTATTCTTTTAATGTTTTATTATTCGCCGCCAAATACTCGCTATCCCACCAGATAAAATTATAAGAACTCCACAAAGAACTCCACAAAGAACTCCACAAAGAACTCCACAAAGAACTCTCCAAAGAACTCCACAAAGAACTCCTCAAAGAACTCTCCAAAGAACTCCTCAAAGAACTCCTCAAAGAACTCCTCAAAGAACTCCCCAAAGAACTCTCCAAAGAACTCCTCAAAGAACTCCCCAAAGAACTCTCCAAAGAACTCCCCAAAGAACTCCTCAAAGAACTCCTCAAAGAACTCCCCAAAGAACTCCTCAAAGAACTCCTCAAAGAACTCTCCAAAGAACTCTCCAAAGAACTCTCCAAAGAACTCCCCAAAGAACTCCACAAAGAACTAAAACTTTTTTCAGACAATCCCATCAACCAATATATTTTCTGATTTAATCCCAAATACTTACTTCTCTTTCTTAAACACTCCTCAATTTTCTCTTTGTCAAATACAAAATCCTGTTCGTGCTTGATATAATCCAAAGCATTGTCAACGGCTAATTTTATCCTTTTGTTGACTTCTTTTTTGCTTAATTGCATATCAATCTTGAACTTGCTTTATTGCTTCTAAATAATAGTCGTATTCCCTCTCGTGGATAACCTTATAATCCCCAATAGGCAAAGTTATCTCTTTGTGTTCTTCGTGGCTTATCTTTCCAATTCCCGCCATTGCTAAAATAGTGTTCCCTTGCTCATCTGTAAAAATCTCAAATTCTGTCTTTGGTTCGGCAATCAATAAGTGCTTATGTCCTGTCATTTCCCCTTCCGCCAAAATGTATTTACTTCCCTTAAATACTTTTTTTAATTTTCCTGTTTTAGTTGTAGGGCAAAACAGCAAATCCCCGTGTCTTAATATCATATAGTTTTTAATCTACAATTTCTCCTGTTATTATTTGCCCATCAGCAACCTTTATTTTTACTATTTTTCCTTGCGAGATTTCTGGGATTATCTCTATTGTCCCATCAAGGGCTACAGGTTCTGCGTGAGGTTCTCTTTTTCTTTCTATGCTTTCACATTTTATTGAACCGTAGCAGTTAAAAAAAGCGTGATAAGATACTTTTTTGCCAGTGAAGTTCCAGCCAGTGAAATTCCCACCATTGAAGTCCCAGCCATTGAAGTTCCTACCATTGAAGTCCCAGCCAGTGAAATTCCCACCATTGAAGTTCCAGCCATTGAAGTTCCAGCCATTGAAGTTCCAGCCATTGAAGTCCCCACCATTGAAGTTCCAGCCATTGAAGTTCCAGCCATTGAAGTCCCAGCCATTGAAGTCCCCACCATTGAAGTCAAACCTTTCACTATCATTCATTAAAAACAAATCTCGGCAATAGACATTTCTTAATTCCCCTTTTTCTACTTGATACTCAATACGGACATCTTCTTCTTTTAAGAATAAGTCCTTGTCTTTATTTACAAGTTTTTTAAGTTGTGCTGAATTTTTAATTGTAATCATATCTTGTAAGCGTCTTGAACTAACTTTTGTAAGAATTCCTAATATAATATCTTTGTCCATAGGTTTAGTTTAGTTTATTTATTTGGCGACCTTTTTAATCTTTCTTTCCAATTCCGTTCAATAAAAACACCATCCTTTAATTCTCCAATGTCTATAAATTCTTCCCCTATTTTTACAGATACTACTTCTCCTATTATTACAAACTGCCCGATATTACATTCAGGAGGGGTCATTTTTTCAGAGGGAGATAATCTGCCTTTAATCCTGTTTTTACATTCTTCAATCACTCCTTCCATTAATTTTTCTATTGTTTGTATTGACATAAATTTACCAATTATAGGTTCGTAAGAAAAGTTCGCTTAATTCCGTTTTGTTGAGGCCGCACGGTTCTGCTATTGCCGGCCGGCTGTCAGCATCAATCATATCAGCCGATTTCATCTGTAATCCGGTCAAGATATTGCCGACCCGGATTAATTTTTTCCAATTCTTCCAGTTTCTATAATCCGGGCATAAAAATGTCCTTGCCCACGATCCGTCCTTCGCCATCTTGAACTCCACCATTAAGTAAGAGTTTGAATTCCGCGATTTCTTATATGGCGATATTTTTGTGATTGTGCCTGTCATTGATATTTTCCGCTTTTAAATTCGTCTTCTTTTGCCTTTAGAAAAAATTTCAAGCTGCGGATTAACTCAATTGCCAATTCTTTGATGTTCCGGGCAGTCCTCATTGCCTCGTATTCAGGAGTAGTATTGGCCCTGATCTTGGCCCGGTTGGCTGTCGTTTCTTTGTCATACCATTCCAATAAAATCTTATTGTATTCCATATCTCTTTTTGTGATTTCTTCATTACAAGATCCCAAGAGGGCGGAAATCTCTGTCAAAATCTCCGCCGCTCTGGTAGGGGGAAGATCACCCCTCAAAATTTCTTCTTGATAATCTTGGATTCGTTCTCTTATGGTTTTCATAATTTAGAAAGGAATATCTTCAATGTTTACATCTTCTCCTTCTTGAATAACCGGTATATCTTCGTCTTTCACTTCTTTTGCTGTTGTCTTTCCGGGAATTCTGAACTCACCGCTATCCATTATCTCGGCATCAAGATGTGATACATAATAAACTTTAATCATCTTTCCCTGAACATTGGAAAGGATAGCCCAGACCTTAACCTGTTTTCCTATCCAATTCTTGCTATCCTCTCCAAAAGCATCAATCATATTATTCATTGAGGTAGAGTTGAGAGAGAAGTTTCTCTCTTGTCCATCGACAAGTTTGATTAAGAATATGTCCTGACTACCGAACTGGCCTTCAATCTGTTTGCCTTCATTTGCGATGGTGATTATATCGCCATCTTTTATTTCTTCACCCTTTTTGGCGAAAGCACCTAAAGACACACGCTTTTTATAGATTGTCATAATGTTTGATTTTTTAATCTTTCCTGTTGCCTATAAATCTCAAGACAACTCAGAAAGAATTTAGTGTTATTACTATTACTAATTGACCTTTTTTCGTTTATTTCCCCGTTCTCTTTGAGATTAAGGACAACATATCCTGTTATATCGGGATATAATTTCATCTCGTTCAACATAATCTGGTAGCCGGCTATCTGGGCGAAATTTTCAGGATAAATTCCCGATTTTGCCGTCTTGATATCTCCTAACCATACTTTGCCCTCTATTTCGCAAATAAAGTCAATAATTCCTCCTAAAAATAGTTTCTCCGAATAAATGTTCTTTTCTGTTTCTAAGA